ATCCAATTGAGGAGGAGGTTTTCTATGAAAGCCACCTTTTCTTTCAAGGATTTGATGAAGCCATAGGCAATCAAATCCTTGTATGCGCCTATCTTGACTATAAGTCATGGTCTTTGACCGGATTAGGCGCCCCTTGTAGGGTTCTGACTGTGCCAGAACCTGGTTATAAAGCCAGAATAGTGACCACAGGTCCCTACTGGCTTAATATCTTACAAATGAGCTTAGCTCATGTTGTTAAGAATGTGCTTAAGGCCCACCCTTCTTCGAAGAGTTCCTTAAGCTTTACCGACCAGGCTTGGCAAAGCCTTTACCTGATGGGTGGCAAGGAATATCCTCAGGATTTCCTTGCCTTGTCGTCCGACCTCAAAGAGGCTACGGACCACATACCCAAGGTAGTTGCAAAGCAACTATTCCTAGGGTTCCTCGAAGGTTCAGGAATACAAAGTAACTTAGTAGACCTGGCTGTTGAGCTCTTAGAACTCAACAGGACCTTCATCTCCGGTCTAGACATCTCAGATGTCCAGACGCGTGGTGTGATGATGGGAGAACCCCTCACAAAGGGAATTCTCACCATCCTTAACCTTGTTGTGGAAGAACTCGCTATGCGAGATTTCCTCAAGGTCGATATTCGGGAGTCATTTTATGACTCTCCGAAATGGCGAACATACCACGTTGGTGGTGATGATCACCTTGCAATTGGGCCCCGCGATTATCTTTTAAAGATAACCGAGAACCATATTAAACTGGGATCTAAGATCTCAGTCGGCAAGCACGGTTTGTCCCGCTTAGCGGTACTATACTGTGAAAAGGTCCTAGATATTAGAAATATCTATGTCTCTTTTAATCCTCGTAGAATTAATGATTCTACGGAGAATTATGAACTTTCACCCTTTGTCGATTCGATAAAGATGAGATTACTTAGCCCCGCCTCTAGGTCTTTTGACGTATTGGCCGATCGTAATATTGCGATCGGGAAAGGTATGTCCTTAGGACGTACTCTCCGGTGGCTTAATGCGGATCACTTCCCCACTAAGTGGGTGAAGATGGTCAGGAACCGATTCTTTCAAAGAATGGGTTCTCTTCTTCCAGATCGCTCCTCAGGAGTCTTCTGGCAGCTAATGCTCCCCAGTTTCTGGGGAGGATTAGACCTATGGACAGACCTGGATATTCCAGAAATCTATCTTAAGGTCCCCATAACGTCTAAGACTGTTATGGAGGCCTACCTTGCCAATGAGCCTTCGGCTATGGACAACGTTAGAATATTACAAAAGTTTCTTAGTAATTATTCCTATCGCGGCTACCGTCTTCAAGAGACGGAAGTCGAACTAATGCGC